CAACCTTCACCGGTACAATCCCTGGCGCAACTAACACATCGCCTCTGTCAGCTGTTACTCAGTACGACACCGGCATCGGCATGCAGACATCCACGGGTGAAGCTCTCGGCGCTCTCGGTTCGGGCACCAACGACTTCAACCAGATGGCCTTCTCGATCGAAAAGGTTACCGTTACTGCCAGAACACGCGCCCTCAAGGCAGAATACACGATGGAATTGGCACAGGACCTCAAGGCTATCCACGGCCTCGACGCTGAGACAGAATTGTCAAACATTCTGTCGGCAGAAATCCTCGCCGAAATCAACCGTGAAGTCGTTCGTGAAATCAACATCAGCGCCGTCGCCGGTGCTCAAGACAACACGACAACTGCTGGCGTCTTCGATCTTGACACCGACTCTAACGGTCGTTGGTCGGTTGAAAAGTTCAAGGGCTTGATGTTCCAACTCGAACGCGAAGCTAACCAGATCGCAAAGCAGACACGTAGAGGGAAGGGCAACATCGTCCTCTGCTCTTCGGACGTTGCTTCTGCTCTGCAAATGGCTGGCGTTCTCGACTACGCTCCGGCTCTCAACTCCAATAACCTGCAAGTCGACGACACAGGCAACACCTTCGCTGGTGTGCTCAACGGCCGCCTCCGCGTCTACATCGACCCATATGCACTCGGTGGTAACTACCTCACCGTCGGCTATAAGGGTTCCTCTGCATTTGACGCAGGTCTCTTCTACTGCCCATACGTTCCCCTGCAGATGGTTCGCGCAGTCGATCCTTCGAGCTTCCAACCAAAGATTGGTTTCAAGACTCGTTACGGAATGGTTGCCAACCCATTTGCTGAAGGTCTCAACAAGGGATCGGGCCGCGTTAACTTGTCGACCAACGTCTACTATCGTCGCGTTGTCGTCAACAACCTCATGTAATCAAAAAGATCTGGGTAAACCAGACCGAATTAGAGGGGGCTTCGGCTCCCTCTTTTTTTATGTTGACACCTACGCAATAAATAGGTATAATGAATACTGAGAGGACAATGATATGGCTAACACTGCGCTGGACTTCACGCCTCAAAACAAGAACTTTCTTAACCCGATTAACTTCGCGTTTATCCTGAAGAGAGCTCCATATACCGAGTTCTTTGTTCAGAAGATTAACATCCCCAACATCGTATTAGACTACATCGACACGCCTTCGCCGCAGCTGAGACTGCCTATCTCGGCCAGCCACGTAGACTTCGGTAGCTTGAACATCACGTTCAAGATCGATGAGAGCATGACCAACTACTTTGAGATCTATAACTGGATCGTAGCAATCGGCTATCCGTTCAACCAGACGGCGTACGCAGCCCTCAAGGCTAACGCGGCCTCTACCGGTGACTCTCTGGTATCGGACATCTCAATAATCGTTATGGACGGCCTGAAGAACCCTAACTACGAGATCGTGTTTACCAACGCGTTTCCAGTCCAGCTCGGAGAGATCAGCTTCGAGTCTACAGACCAGGACGTCAACTTCGTCACGACTACCGCCTCCTTCAAGTACTCCTACTTTACTGTGAACAAGTTGTAAGATGTTATAAAAGTGCTACAATTGTCTGTAACTATAGCACTCTTATAACAAAATAACTGTTTACTTTTACGCAGACCTGTGTTACTATATAACTATTGTGTTGCTGGAGTAGACTATGAAACTTGAGAAGATCTTTGAGGAGTGGAAGGTCGACAGCGAGATGGACCGGACGGAGCTCGGCGAGGAGTCCCTGAAGATCCCCAAGCTGCACCATAAGTACTTTCAGGTCTACAGCAGTGAGAAGCTCCTACTCAAGAAGTACGAGATGGACATGAAGAGGCTCAAGCTCGACAAGCACGAGTTCTATACTCAGGGCCCGAACGAGCATACCCCTCCTGAGTGGAAGCTACCAGCCAAGGGTCTGATACTGAAGGCAGACATACCCATGTACATGGAGGCCGACGAGGACATCATCAGCCTCAACCTCAAGATCGGCCTTCAGATGGAGAAGATCGAGCTTCTGGAGTCAATCATCAAGAACTTGACCAACCGCGGGTACCTCATAAAGAACGCGATAGACTGGTCGAGGTTTACGTCAGGATCATAATGGAAGTACTAAGAGTAAAGAAGCTAGACGAGGCATACATAAAGGTATACTGCGAGCCGTCCACTGCGGGCGAGCTTAACGACTACTTTACGTTCGACGTACCCGGCGCCAAGTTCATGCCAGCATACAGAAACAAGGTGTGGGACGGAAAGATCCGCCTGTACAACCAGATGACTCAGACGATATACACCGGTCTTCTGCCGTACGTCGAGAGGTTCGCTCGCGAGCGGTCCTACGAGATACAGTACGAGAGTGACTTCGCCAACGTTGAGTTCTCGTTGTTTGAGGCCGAGGAGTTTGCCAAGAGCCTAGGCATGCCGATGGTGGCTAGAGACTACCAGATCAAGGCGTTCAACCACGCGGTTCGCAACAAGAGGGCCATACTTCTGTCGCCGACCGGCTCTGGTAAGTCGCTGATCATCTACCTGCTAGTGAGGTACTATGAGAGATACTTTCAAGACAATCCAGACGATGGCGCTGGGAACATACTTATTATCGTGCCGACTACTTCTCTTGTGTCTCAGCTTGCCACTGATTTTGCTGAGTACGGCTATGATAGTGATTCTCGAGTGCACAGAATCTTTTCAGGACAGGAGAAGAAGGTCCTTCGACCAGTTACGATCTCAACATGGCAATCGATATACAAGCTTCCTAAGTCGTACTTTGGATCATTTGACGTTGTTATAGGAGACGAGGCCCACCTGTTTAAGGCCAAGTCGCTGACTGACATCATGACTAAGATGGAGAGGTGTGCGTTGAGGTTTGGATTCACGGGTACCCTAGACGGTACTCAGACGAATAGACTGGTGCTTGAAGGGCTGTTCGGCGCTGCCAAGAAGGTCACTACTACCTCCGACCTCATTGAGCAGAAGCACCTGGCAGACTTCAGCATCAAGGCGCTGCTTCTCAAGTATCCCGAGGATACGTGTAAGCTTATCAAGACCTACGACTACAAGGACGAGATAGACTGGCTGGTTACTTGTAAGGAGAGGAATACCTTCATAAGGAACCTGACGCTGTCGCTGAAGGGTAATTCACTTCTACTGTTTCAATTTGTCGAGAAGCATGGTAAGATACTGTATGACATGATCAAGGAGAAGGCTGGAAGTCGTAGAATATTCTTTGTGCATGGAGGTGTAGACGGTGATGAGCGAGAAGAGATACGGCGCATCGTTGAGAAGGAGTCTGACGCTATTATCGTGGCTAGCTACGGAACTTTCTCCACAGGTGTTAACATTCGCAACCTGCATAACATTGTATTTGCTAGTCCTTCGAAGTCCAGGATAAGGAACCTGCAGTCGATAGGCCGAGCACTCCGCGTGTCTGAGACCAAGCAGAGCTCAAGGCTGTACGACATAGCAGACGACCTGAGCTACAAGAGCAGTCGCAACCACACGCTGCTTCACTTCGTTGAGAGGGTAAAGATATACAACGAGGAGAAGTTCCCATACAAGATCTACAACATAGAGTTGAAAGCATAACATGCAGATAGTAAAGAAGCCAAGAAAGACTCACTACGTAAACAACAAGGACCTCTACGAAGCCATGGTCAAGTATAGGCAGTCGATAGAGGAAGCCGAGCGTGAAGGTAGAGAGCTTCCTCGTATACCGAACTACATCGGTGAGTGCTTCATGATGATATGCAACCGCCTGTCGACAAAGCCGAACTTTATAAATTACTCATATAGGGACGACATGATAGCCGACGCCATCGAGAACTGCGTGGCCGTGGCTCGCAGGTTCGACCCATCAAAGTCGAGCAACCCGTTCGCGTACTTTACGCAGATAGCATGGAACGCCTTCATTAGAAAGATCACCAAGGAGAAGAAGCAGTCCTACATCAAGCACAAGAACTTTGAGAACAGCAACATGATGGACCAGCTTAACGAAGAAGTCATGGCTACCGGCAAGTCCTACAACAATGAGTACTCAAACGACATCATCAAGAACTTTGAGACTAAGTTGACGAAGATAAAGAAGAAGAGTAAGATTGGTCTAGAAAAGTTTATTGAGGAACCTGAAAATGAAGAACCAGCACCTAGTCCCACAAGTAGTGATTGACTGCGCCGAGAACCTTGTACAGTCAAAGAGTGAGAACAGCAAGGTAACGTATGCAATGAGACTCGAGGCCATCCGAGACTACTGCGACTCAGCACTTAAGAAGCAAGATACACCGAGAAAGAAAAAAGTTTCGAAATGAAAGTAGCATTGATAACCGACACCCACTGGGGAGTACGCAATGACAACGCAGCATTCCACGACAACGCCAAACGTTTCCTCGATAATGTATTCTTCCCTACCCTACTTCGTGATGGGATCAGCCATGTGTGGCATCTGGGCGACCTGGTTGATCGCCGCAAATACATTAACTTTCTTACTGCCAAGAGACTCAGGGAAGACTTCCTAGAGCAGCTGTGGCACAACGACATCGAGATGAAGATCATCGCGGGCAACCACGACGTCTTCTACAAGAACACCAACAGCGTCAACGCACTCGACGAGATAGTCGCTCGCAAGTACGACGTCGAGATACACACGAGACCAGCTGAGATAGACGCCGACGGCACCAAGGTTCTGTTCCTGCCGTGGATAAACGATGAGAACCGCGAGGAGTCACTATATGCGATCAATAATACAAAGGCTGCTGTCGTCATGGGACACCTGGAGCTATCGGGCTTCCATATGTATCGCGGAAGCCCCGTCTCACACGGCGACAGCCCTGATCTCTTTGGTCGCTTTGATCTCGTATGTTCTGGGCATTATCATCATAGGTCTAGTTCTGGTAATATTCGCTATCTGGGCAGTCCTGGACAGTTTACTTGGAGCGATTACGATGATCCTCGAGGGTTTCACGTCTTTGATACAGAGACGAAGGAGTTGACATTCGTCGAGAACCCGTATACTATGTTTGATAAGGTTTGGTACGA